CTCGAAGATGACCTCAGTATGTCCAAACCGAGCCATGATACCCATGTGAACAAGATCAGGGGTTGGCTCAATTTGCGCAATGTAGAGGGTGCTCATAAACCCAAGGATCAGAAGAACAGATCTTCTGTACAACCCAAGTTGGTTCGTCGTCAGAATGAATGGCGCTATAGTGCTCTTTCCGAGCCCTTCCTGTCTTCAGATAAGATGTTTGAATTGAAGCCCACCACTTGGGAAGACAAGTTGGCAGCCGAACAAAACGAGTTGGTTCTGAACTGGCAGTTTGATACCAAGCTCGATCGTGTTGCTTTCTTTGATGAATACTGCCGCACGACTGTCGATGAGGGCAGTGTGATCGTACAGGTAGGTTGGGAACGTGAGACGAAGACCGTCCAGATTGAAGCCCCAATCTATGAGTATTACGCCGCAGAATCTGATGAAGATTTGATGGTATTGGAGCAAGCCCTCACTGTCAAAAAAGAGAACCCAAACGCATTTCTTGACTTGGATCCAGCTGTGCAGGAATCCGCCAATTACACAGAAGAGATGCAGATGCCGGCTCTGGCAACTCAAATTGGTGTCGAGTTGGTAGATGAAGAGAAGGTGGTTAAAAACCAACCTTCCCTGACCATGCACAACTTCGAGAACTTCTTCTTGGATCCAAATGCAGAAGGTGACATCGACAAAGCAGGCTTTGCGATTATCTCGTTTGAGACCTCCAAAGCGAAGCTGTTGAAAGATGGTCGGTATAAAAATCTCGATAGCATCAACTGGTCGAGCCAATCACCATTGAACCAACCAGACCATGTCACCCAATCAGACAACACAACCCAGTTCAAAGATGAAGTCCGCAAGACTGTTGTGGCCTTTGAATACTGGGGTTTCTACGATGTAAACGGTGATGGTGTCTTGGTTCCGATTGTGGCGACCTGGATTGGTAAGACCATGATCCGGATGGAGGAGAACCCCTTCCCTGATCAGAAGCTTCCGTTTGTTGCTGTGTCGTACATGCCGGTCAAGAAGTCGATGACCGGTGAGCCAGACGCAGAACTCCTGGGGGATAACCAAGCCATCCTTGGGGCTGTTACCCGTGGTTCCATTGACCTCTTAGGTCGTTCTGCAAACGGTCAGACGGGTTTTGCCAAGGGTATGCTCGATGTTGTAAACCGGAAGCGTATGAATTCTGGATCGGATTACGAGTTTAATCCGAACATGCCACCGAACGTAGGCATCCACCAACACACCTATCCCGAGATCCCACAGTCAGCTTTGACTCTGATGCAGCTCCAGAACCAAGAAGCCGAGGCTATGACAGGCGTAAAAGCCTTCTCTGGTGGCATCTCTGGCTCAGCCTATGGAGATGTGGCGGCTGGTATCCGAGGCATGCTGGATGCAGCTGCTAAACGTGAGATGGGTATCCTCCGTCGTCTGGCTGGGGGCGTAGAGAAGATCGGCCGGAAGATTGCAGCTATGAACGCTGTCTTTATGTCCGATGAAGAGACAGTGCGTGTAACAAACACCCAAGCTGTCAAAGTACGTCGAGATGAGTTGGCTGGAGAGTTTGATCTGAAAGTTACGATCTCTACCGCAGAGATCGACGAAGCTCAGGCCCAAGATCTTGGTTTCATGCTACAGACTCTAGGTAACACTGTTGACTGGTCTGTAACCAAACTGATCCTTATTCAAATTGCCAAACTGAAGCGTCTTCCAGATCTGGCCAAAGCGATTGAAAGCTTTGAGCCACAACCGGATCCAATGGCAGAGCAGATGAAGCAGTTGGAGCTGGCTAAAGCACAGGCAGAGATTGATGAGATTCAGTCGCGTGCTGAATGGAATCGTGCTCGTGCAAGAGGTGAAGCTTCTAAAGCAGATCAAGGTGATTTGGACTTTGTAGAACAAGAGACTGGAACCAAGCACGCCAGAGACATGGATCGTTTGAAAGCCCAAGGTGAAGCGAACCAAGATTTGGAAATCACCAAAAGAATCCTCAATCCCGAAGAAAAAGGCTCCAAGATGGATGAAATCGCAGGCGCCATCACACATAAGGCCATGAATAAGGAATTGACCTAGTTTAACCATGTAATGTAATAGTATATCACACCATACCACACCGTGTGGTGTGATAACTTAAACCGAGCAATCTATTGAGGCCCAAATGTCGGATACCCATGAACTCGAAGCTACACTTGAAGACCTCCGTGAGATCGTTGCACGCAAGAATGCTGCGATCAAACTGGAGTCTAATCGTGAATACAAAAAACTGATCCTTGACGGCCTATTCAAAGAAGAAGCTGCTCGCTTGGTTTCGATCTCTGCTGAGCCCTCCATGGTTCGTGAGGCAGAACTGATTATGGAAAGTATTCGGGCTATCTCGCATTTTCAGCAATACATGCGTTCCGTCATTCAAATGGGTACGATCGCAGAGAACAACTTGGCCGAGCATATGGAAATGCTTGAAGAAATGCGTGCTGAAGAAGCCGCAAATGACGGCGAGGTTGTGTAATGGATAACGGATCGGGAAAAGATTACGAGAACATGTCGGATGATGACTTTGCTAACCAGTCTGTTCCCGATCCTGTTGTTGAAGAAGTTGTCACGGAAGAACCTCTAGTAGCTGAGACTAAGGCAGAAGCCTTGGTTCCAGAGACCGTTGAAGATCCTGAGATTCCTGAATCTGAAGCCACTGCTGGAGAAGCTGTGGAAGAGGACGAAAACGAGGATCTGAGTGACGAAGAGATCGCTGCTGGACCCAAGTCGGTAGAAGCCAAAGCAGAGCCTGATACAGCCAAAGTAGAAACCAAGACTGATGAGTCAGTAATAGATTACAAGGCTGCCTATGATAGCATCATGGCTCCCTTTCAGGCTAACGGCCGTAAGTTCACCCCAGAGAATCCAGAGGAAGCTATCCGTCTGATGCAGATGGGTGCTAACTATGCAAAAAAGATGGAGTCCTTGAAACCCAACCTCAAGACAATGAGGATGCTGGATAATCATGGACTTTTGAGCGAAGAGAAGGTTTCCTTCTTGATCGACCTGTCGAAGAATGATCCAGGTGCGATCGCTAAACTGTTGAAAGAGGCTAAGATTGATCCATTGGATCTTGATACCTCTGACGAAACGACCTACCGGCCTGGAGTCCACACGGTCTCTGATACAGAAATGGCTTTCCACGATTCCTTGACTGAGGTCGCTTCGACCCCAGAAGGTAAGGAGACCGTTTCCCATATCAATACCCACTGGGACAAGACCAGCAAGGAAATGGTCTATAAAGAGCCTGCCCTCCTTCAGATCATCAACCAACAGCGTGCCAATGGTATTTATGACCAAATCACAGCTGAGATTGAGCAGATGAAGGTATTCGGCAAGATCGCCCCCAACACTCCGTTTATTGAGGCCTACCGTCAAGCAGGGGACCACCTCCAAAGCCAAGGCAAGTTGACTGCCGCCCAACCACAGGCGACAGCACCAACACCAGCCCCAACAGCTTTGGAAACTCGTACTGTTGCTCGGAGACAAGCTCTACCCAACGGGGAAAAAGCTAAAGCAGCTTCGCCTGCAAAAGCTTCCGCAAAAGCTGCGTCAAAAGAATTCAATCCGTTCGACATGTCGGACGAGGAGATTATGGCGCTCCCATCCCCCCGCGGATAATCCGCACACGAGGACTTGAGCAATGAACAAGTATAACGACCCAAACGATAGCCCATCCACAATTGACGGGGCTACTGGCCAACAGATCAATACCTACTTCTGGCACCGGAAAGCGTTGATTGACGCTGCCAAAGAAGCGTATTTCACCCCATTGGCCGATGTAATGTCGATGCCAAAGCATTATGGCAAAACCATCAAGGTACTCCACTATGTACCACTGTTGGACGAGCGCAACATCAACGACCAAGGTATCGACGCCGCTGGTGTTGTTCTGACTGGTGCTGCTGGTGCAAACCCAGGCTATGGTAACCTCTATGGTTCCTCGAAAGACATCGGTACGATCACTGGCAAATTGCCAACTCTGTCCGAGAATGGTGGCCGTGTTAACCGTGTTGGCTTTACGCGTATCTCGCGTGAAGGCTCTATCACACAGTTTGGTTTCTTCACCGAATTCACCGAAGAGTCTTTGGACTTTGACTCGGATGAAGAACTGTACAGCCACCTGAGCCGTGAACTGGTAACTGGTGCGACCCAGTTGACTGAAGCTGTCCTTCAGAAAGACCTGTTGGCTGGTGCCGGTATCGTTATCTACACAGGCGATGCTACCAGTGATGCGACCATGGATGCTGAATCGGCTGACATTGCTGAGGTCACCTACGAAGACCTGATGCGTATGTCTCGCGTTCTGAACGACAACCGGACTCCAAAGCAAACCAAAGTTATCACTGGTTCGCGCATGATTGATACCAAGGTCATCTCGGCCGGACGTGTCCTTTATATTGGTTCCGAGATGGAGTTCACGGTCAAAGGTTTGAAGGATCTGTTTGACGATCCTGCATTCATCCCTGTGTCCAAGTACGCAGATGGTGGCGCTGTTCTGAACGGCGAAATCGGTACCGTCGATGCGTTCCGTATCGTTGTGGTTCCAGAGATGCTGCATTGGGCTGATGCCGGTGCTGTTGTTTCGGTCAACCCAGGCTATGTGTCGAGCGGCACCAAGTATGACATCTTCCCGATGTTGGTTGTTGGTGATGCTTCCTTCACGACCATTGGTTTCCAAACCGGCGGCAAGATGATGAAGTTCAAAATCATCACGAAGATGCCTGGTGAGAAGACTGCTGACCGTACAGACCCATTCGGTCTGATGGGCTTCAGCTCGATCCGTTGGTACTACGGCACGCTGCTGTTGCGCCCTGAGCGTATCGCGCTGTTGAAATCCTTGGCTCGCATCTAATGAGCTGATAGGAGGGGGCAGGCAACTGCCCCCTTCAACCATACCACACCATACCGAAGCACTTGAGATTGTCTCAGCCCCTCCCCTGCACCACACAAGGCATGCAAAATGACAAACGACCTGAATACCAATGATGAAGATGAAGTTCTAAACCAAGAAGAAGA